AATCGCTCACGACTCCAACCACCACAGGTCTGACAGTGCAACCGTTGGTACTTAGCCACACCACTGTAGTAGAAACCACGCTTATGCACACAGGCTGAACCACATTTGTTACACCGTAGCTCGTCACGTTCCATGAACACGTTGACATTAGGGTGATTGAGAATCCAAGGGCGCATCCTTAGATACAACTCCTCAAGGCAGCGAACATCCTGTTCATTATAGATACGCATTTCCTTTCATGCGGCATTGTTCTGCTTGAGGCACTGTACCCATAGCTCTGCACCTGCGAACTGTTGGTGAGTGAGCTTGCCAGAACAGCCGAATATGTTTGTAAGGTAAGCAAGTGTATTGGAAGGAAACCTGAAAAAGCGTCTTGCTGCCAGCAACGTATCCACCTGCTTAAAAGGACTAGGTGGTAGTAGTCCGTTAACTGCTGCTCGTCCAGCCAGCATAGGTATGTCGAACTTCTTCCCATTGTGAGCGATAACAATGTCAGCCTCGGATAGCAGTTCGTTAGCTCTCTCGCATAAGTATCTGTCGTCATTCTCCCTGTTCTCCACATAAATCATTTCGTCTGAGTGCAACCACTTGGCAGCGAATGATAAGATATAGAAAGGTTCTATCATGAACCCTGCTGGTATGTTCTGCTTGTAGCAACCCCACACATAGGCTAGGTTGGGAGCAGACTCAATATCTAAGGTGAGTATCTTACAGTTCTTTTTCATTTTCTAATTCCTTACAGGTTCTATCGTCAAGTTCTCGGTGTGTTCTTGTCATCTGTGCTAGGAACAAGGCATTGCACAGTACATGGTCAACGTGCGGCAGCGCACTCTCTTGGTCGTTGTCCTCCCCTGATAGGTATGCAATCAGATGCCTAAGCAAGCTGTCACATATGGCGGTGTGGCTCAATCCTTTCTGCCAGTTGCCACGACTATACTTATCTAACCCGAAGGCAAGAACTTGTCCTGCCCCCTCCATTGCAAATCGAGCCTCTACAAACATGCTAATCGGTGACTTGTTTGTATTGAATCGCAATCCTCCCATATTACTTCTCCTCTGTGTGGATGTAGGTTACGCCTTCTGGTAAGTCAAGGTTAGTCTCAAACTTACGGTTAACTTCTGCTCTTACTACCTCCATACCTCGTAAGTGAATATCTTTTAGCATGATAAATACATTCATGCGCTCCTCCTTCGGGAACTTGGCGATGTATGATTGCAACTCTGCCTCCTCCTTACCATCTGATTTCATATTGTACAGGGTGTTAGCTCTGTTATACGCTTTAAGTACAGGGCAGTCGATTTGGTTGAACGAGTTATATTGATTAGCTTTCATAGTGATGATTCCCATTAGGTTATTCCTTGTTTAGTTTCTCGGCTGCACGACGAGCCGATGCGATAGCGGTTTCTTTAGCTGATTTCTTATCGTGACACTTGGTGCATAGCAGTTGTAGGTTATCTAACTCACAGAACATACGCTCAATGCAGTCGTTCCAGTCAGTGAACCCAACAGCAGGGTCAACGATAGGTGCTATGTGGTCAACGTGTGCGTTGTTAACACGCTTACCCTTCTTGGTGATTGATGCAGGTATCTCATGCTTACATCCAGCACACAGATACCAACCCCTACGAACCCTAGCCAGTCGCTTACATTCTTGTATGGGTTTCCACTTCCTTGTGGCTGACCGTAGGTTATTCTTGATGAACGACTTGAACTTAGCCTCAGTCCATGTGTTACAACAACGTGTCTTCTCACCAGCAGGGCGACCACCACCACGCTTCTTAGTCTTAGCGGCTCTTGGCTTTCTTGGGGTACGAACTTTCTTAGCTACCATTTTATTTCCTCTCGTCGGGTGCAGTCCACATCACAGGTTGACCTTTACCATCTACTTGAATGACCATCCACAATAGGTGTGCCATTTCATATAAGTGGGTTCGATAGTCGTCACCATGATGTTCTCTGTAAAGCTCTCTGACAACTTCAAAGGCTTCATCCTCACTAACACACTTGTCCAGTGCATTGAAGGCTGCCACAGCCCCCTTACGGGGTATTCCTACGATGTTATCAGTTGGGTCGCCCATTATCATCTGGGCATAGAAGAACTTTAACCCGTGTCCCTTGCATTCTCTAGGTTTTTTATCAGTAAGACGTAGTTCACCAAAGCCATTGACAAAGTACAGTTGGAACTCAGGCTGCTTGCCACACTCCCAACCGTAATGCCAGCCGTTAATCATACGCAAGTCTTTATCTCTTGAGCAGATGACAGTAGGTACTACTTGTAAACCATTACCTGTATCTTTCTCAAACTTTTGACCAGCTTGGAATATACCTAACATGTCATCGGCTTCAAAGACCTTCCGCTACCACGCATTCAAAGTTAGCAAGCATGTACGCTGTTAAGTTTGCGTAGTGGTAGGGTCTGTTGTTCTTACGATTCCCCTTGTATGGTTTAGTCTTAGCTACATCAACACGGAAGTTATCCATGTAAGGTCGTGGACACTTCATTACCTTATGCGTTGTCTTGCACATGGTAAGGAAGATGCAAGGTGGTTCAGTTGCACCAACCATTTCTGAGATTAACTTGAGTTTATCTTCAAGTAATTCAATGACATAATCAATGCCCCTCATACGAGGGACTCCGTTATCATCTACATATTCTCCGCAGCTACATATCTCATAGCGTAGGATGTCTCCGTCAATTAGTGGTTTCAAATTACTCTCCTTGCTTGTGGAAGTCTTTTTCAAACACAGCTTGCAATCGTTCTTGTCGCTTCTTAGGTAGTGCCTTGAGTCTCGCACCATCAATGGTGAAGCCACCTAAGTCTATCAACACATGACCTTCCTTGACCTTAGCCGCTACGAATACCTCACGGTGTAGGTATGGGTCATCATCCAGTGGGTAGGCAATCATACTGCTACCTGCTATGTATACCACATCACCCTTACGAACTCCAAGGTGACACATTTCACTGTCTAGTACACGGCAGAACTCACCTACTGACACGCCAATAAAATTCTTATCATTACTCATAGAACCTCTCAAACTTCTCATTGTTAGCACAACGCTGTCTAATCTTTAGCGTCAAGCCGCTTGGCAGGATTGCCTCATGTAACCTTACTGTGTGTTGTATATGCTGTCGTCGTGCGGTTCGGTAAGCACTTTGAGCATGTTCGAGTACACTATACTCTCCCACCTCCAAGGTGTTACCTGTGTTAACTTGCATAGAGACAGCAAACTTCCCAGAGGTAAGTGAAAAAGTAATGCCCTTTCCGTGTACTGTCTCTGGTGTTGGGTCGTTAAATATAGTGTCGTGTAAATCAAATGGTACAAAGATGCAAGTGCGTGGGGAGTACAGTTTATTCCCGTGAAACATGAGGTCTTTGTCCATAATGTATCCGAAGATGTGGTGCATATCATACCACTCTTTAAAGAATGATAGTAGACACCACTCAGGGTCAACCTTACACGCATGTAGTCTCTCGTACTCATCATCTCCTGTGTAATGAGCATTAATCATTGTCTCCCATGTGGCATAGAAAGGTCTACGGACGAACTGTTTAGTGTCCAGTGAGATATAGTGCGTGGCACTCTTGGGCATATCAACCATGCCGATGCCATTGATTACTTCGATTTCATTATTCTTCATAGGTATTACAGCCCCGAAGGGCTGCCCTCCTTACCATTGTACATCATCTGGTTCGTCTACTTCGCCTTGTACTGGTCGTTCGGCTGGTTGTTCTTCTCCTTCGTCGTCAGCCATAGCTCTTTTGGCTGCTTGCCCTTCTGCAAACGCTTCATCCTTCTGGCTTTGAGACATTCCAGTGCTTTCCCCACGCTGATTTTCCTTCTTGACTTGCCCATTATCATCACCACTTAGTAAGTTATCGAGAACCGAACCTGCAAACTCTAGCCCACTCGTTATCTTGTCTTGTATCCATTCGGGTAAACTCTTGAACAGGTCTAGGTCAGGGTCGTCTAGGTCGAGATACTTAGGCTCGTTCACCAACTCAGGTAGCTTGGCTAGAACCTTATCTCTCATTGCTGTTGCACTTGCAATGTTCTGGTACGGGTTGTCAGGCTCACCGTCACGGGGATTGTGTGACACAGTGATATGACAGCCCTTGTTGAGTAGCTGTACGAAGTCTCCATCAGACTCGTCGTTAGGGTCAAGCGCACGATAACGCTTGGTTGACTTGGCTAAGTCACAGTCTAGGTTGTGGAATGGGATTGTCTCTGACAACCAGCGTGGCTTGTCTTCCATTTCATTACCATCTTCATCTAAGCAGAACTCGTCAGTGAACTCATACGTCAGGTGAATCATGTGAATTGGTGGCTTGACATTACCTCGGTATGGTTTCTGTGGCTGCATCCCCAACTCGATAAGCTGCACTAGACGACAATCGTATGTACCAATTTCGATAGGCTTCTGTGAACCAATACCATTACCGCCATTCTTAGGAGCTTTCTTTGCATTTAAACCCATGATAAATTACCTTTAGTGTATGTCTGAATATCGTGTGCCAAACTCTACGTCTACGTCTAGCTCACGGTTTAGTTTAAGGTCTTTGTTGACCTCTTGTATTGCCCACTTGAGCAACTGAATCACCGCATCACGGTGTCCTGTCTTCACGGTAAGTATCACCTCGTCATGGAACTGACCTGTTAACTGACCGCGTTTACTTCTGAACTTCTTAACCCACGCATCAAAGCAGTATGTACCTGTGCCTTGATTAAGTGTAGAGAATCTGTCCTTGTCGTACTTGAGATAGTACCACAACTTAGCTACTGGATTCCATAGCCACGATAGACCGTGACATTTCTTAGTGCGTTGGTCTTTGGCAATAGCCTTCACTGACCAGTTACGTTTCCAGTATGTCTCTACTAACTTCTTGCCACCAGCTAGGGAAATCTTAGCACCCCTCGCTACTGACTCAGCACCAGCACCGTACACACAGGAGTAATTAGTTTGCTTACCCTGCTTCCGTAGCTTATGCAACGCCTTGTATATCCGTGTGGTCTTGAAGCCCTCGTCTGCATCTTTGTATTGTTGCCCCTCCTCAACTGTCATCATGTTACCTTGAATACACATATCAATGTGTGGGTCAAAGTCTGGTGTGTTCATTTCATCTACATAGTCGGGATCGTAAGGATACATATAATGCTGCTTTGTCCTATCCTCAAGTGAACACATATCACTTCCACAGAGTTCATAACCTTCCTCCACTGTGAGGCAACCGCGTATCTCCTCACCGTATGGTTTGTCGGGTGCTGGTAAGTTAACACATACCTTGTGCTTGAACCGCAGCGTGTTGGTGAAGCCTTGTATCTGTGCTTGAACGAAACCCTCTGCGTCCACGTTTCTTAGGAAGCCCTTGAGGATACCTATCCTGTGTGTCAGTATGGATAGTCCGTCTAGTACATGCAACCCTTTGCACTGAGGGAACAACTCTTTGATTGATGGGGTTAGTCCACCACCGTTAGGTAGGTTGACTTGTGGTATCTTCCGAACCTCACCTGTAAGTTTGTTCCGCTTGTACTCAAAGGTACAGGGCTTCCAACCCATACTGAATAGCCAATCCTTGAGCTGTACGCCTGAGTTGGGGTTAGGTTCATTAGTCCTACCCGTATCATATCTGTGTTCCTCCTCACTATCAAAGTCAATACCTTGTTCATCACAGAACTCTTGCCAACGCTCACCTGTTACACTGAGCTTACCACTCTGTAGAAAAGGTTTAGCTGGTCGAGACTTCTTAGCATAGATAGGGACAGGTGGCATCCATTTCTTCAACTCGATAACCTTCTCGGCTTGGTCATTCAAGCAGATGTCGAGTACCTTCTTACAGCGTGGTATGTCTAACTTCCATCGGCTACGTTCCTGTTCAGCCGCACATTCCATCTTGAAGTTGATGTAATTAATGAGCCGCCACACAGCCTCCTCGTCATTGGAGTACAGCTTCATCAAGTCCTTCCATATCTTATCCCATAGCATCGTGTTAATCTTAACATCTTCCTCACAGCGATGCTTGTATTCTTCTTTAGTCAATCCCTCCCAATCATCTATAGGTGGCTTAGGTATACCGAACTCCTCACCCCAATCACCAAGCCCATGTCTCAGCCTAGTAGGGTAGAGATACCACGACAGTCCTAGTGTACAGATAACCTTACATCTAATCTTAACGCCTAGTATCCTAGACAGTGCAGGGGCATCGAATCTCACTCCGTTATGTGCTATGGCTACGTTCATATCATTCTGTACGAACATACGCATCTTGTCGTAGTTAAAGGTAGTAACTATCTCACCTTCCATGTTGATAGACATACAGTGTATCAGTGTGGGGTTGAGTCCGTCTGCTTCAATATCAAAGACACGAATTCTACTCAACGTAACCTCCTTGGTAATCTCTTTCTACTTGGTTAGTCTCTTTATCAAAGGCGTTGTCCTAAGAACTCATTGTGCGAATACCCCTCGTCTAAGTACACTTCGGCTAACTCACTCAGTAGGTCTATCCATTCTTGTCTTGTTAAATCATTCATAACTATTCCTCTAAATATATATGTAGGTACTTACGTCTTGCATCTGTCTTGTGCCTGTCTAGTATGCCGTCTATCTCTCCTTTGGTCACACCACAAGCACCCATGATTTCCCTTCGGTTGTACCCACGCCAGTAGTATAGGTACACCACAACACTTGCCTTCTCTGATAGCTCTCTTAAATCACCTCTCAATTTGTTTACTAAGTCATAGTCACTGTCATCCAGAGATACTAACTCGGCATGTTCTTCGTCAACGTACTCGTCCTT